TACTTAAATGTGGGGGGTCGAAGCTCCAGGTAATAAGATCTAAAGCTCTTAAAATCACGTTTTACCCCTACTTTCAGTGTCAGAAAGCAAAAAGAAAGCAAAAATAAGCATATATAATATATATATTATGTATGTATAATAAATAAATAGATAAATGAAGGCTTATTAATCTTCTTTTTTGACTCTTAAAACCGTGTGGTTCTTATACTACTTTCTATAATTTTTATTATCGAAAGTAAAAACAAGTTGTTGGGTTTAGTGGTCGGGATTCCTTTATTTTTATTTAATATACATACATTAAGTAGGGTTCGCTAATGCTGAATTATGGCAGATAATACGAAACGACCAGATAAGCATGAAACCAGGGGCCGCAAAGCTCTGAAGGATCCAGGTGGGGAAGTCATAGAAAAGAAAGTTTGTAATATGACTATACCCCGTAACTTGTATAACTATTTGAAAGAGAATAATATATCTCGCTCGAAACTGTTTACAGAAATGGCTAAGGACATATTCGCAGGAAAGATTAACCCCTGTTGTTTTAAGGATGGAGTAAAAGAAACGATACACGGTACATTCTGTATTCATTGTTCAAACCCTCCGTATAGACACACCTGGCTTGATATTAAATTCTGTAGTTGTGGACATCAATTTACTATACAGTCAGATAGAAACATGAAGCATTATGGGAAAGTAGGATGTTATAGAGCCGATTGTTTACGCACAGAACCAATGTATAATGACATTATGGATTACAAACCTTCAGAGAAGAACGATGTATTGTAATACATGCGGTTCCCTCAATATCGACACTTTAGAAAGAGGAATTGTTGAAAAACTAATAGAGAGTTTTGACACTCCTATGCCTCAAAACCGAATAGTGAATGAGGAATTACTAAAGCTATTAGCTAAATATAGGTCACGAATAGGTGAAGACTCCTGGATGCAACGCCGATATGATCAAGGATTGCCACCATGAGGGGTAAACGCGTTATATGTCGACGATGTGAATGTAATAATATTCAAGCCCGTATGATTGAAGGTTATTGTAAACATTGCTACAAGGCAATTACTTAAACCCGAAATTGTTAGCTGTCTTGGTTACAGTCTTAACCTTGTCGGATGCTTCGGCAGCTTTGTTAATAACAGGTATTAACTTTGAAGCTGCCGCCTGGATATACCAGGGTTGATCCTTTAACTCTTCAGCCATACTATGCATCATAGACAATTGAGAGCCCTCCTCGCTACCTTTAAGTTCTTTCGCGGCGGCTCCCATTGCACCAGCCCAGAACTTTTTAAGACTCTCGCGAGCATGAGGCATCATAAACTCCTCGAAGTCTTGGAGTGTTTGTTCTCTGATACTTTTAACAATAACATCTAATCCCTCATTAAGTGCGGCATCTGATTCAGAACTTAATAACCAGGTCTCAATCTTTTTTTGTGTCTTTAGTGGAATCCAATAAGTATAAATTAGTAAGTATAAGGAAAAGCTCATAATCCATACAAGAAGGAATTGAACGTCGTTCATAGTCTGCCTGCTTTGTCCCAGTTTTCTTGCGTGATCCAAACTGGTTTACTACATCCATTCTTATGCATCTCCTTTAGTACAATAGGTAACTTAGTTAATAAATTAAATTTAGCAATAAAAGGTGTATCATCTGATACTAAATCTTGCGCGTCCATCTGCCACCTGGTGCATATGTCCTTAGCGGCTGGTCCTGTAATCTCATCGGGTCCCCTGGGCTTTGGGCCTGTGGCACCTGCTAAAGGTCCCATCCAGGACGCCCATACATATTTGTAAATTCCACCACCAACCCAAGAAGCGGCGTCTATACCTTCCTGTTTTGCTCTTTCTAATATATCATCTCTAAATACATAAGCTACTGCCGCAATTGATGTGGCGATGATCAGTGGTAACCCCTGGCTAATAATCTGACCCAGCACCTCACTTTCTACATCCCTGGATCTCTTATAATATCTTTTGAGTGCTTGTTCTTCAGCTTTATTCAATTTCTTAAACGTGATGCCATCAGGCATTAACTCCAGGGAAGACATCCCTATTCTAACGGTATATCCTGCCGACAATAGTAGCGGCTGCGCTTTTAGTAACGGAATTTATGCCCCATTTCATCTCGAACTCTGAATAGGCAGGAATTAACAAGTCTATAGGGGTACCATTGCCCCAGTTAGCATTTCCATCATCCCAAACTGAGGAATAAATAATACTCCCGTTTAAGAAAAGGTCCAGGTGAACATGATCCCCGCCAGTTTGGTCACAAGAAAAACCAACTAAAACAACAGAATAATAATTACCACTTGTAAATTTTAGCATTGTAGTGGCTGCGGAACCGCTTGCCGCATCCTGAACTTCTCCAGAGTATGCATAACAGTGATCTCCTATAATTTCAAGGGCTTCCGCGGCACCTGTAAAGCTGCCACCGCTACCAAAGCCTGCTTGGCCTCCGCCTGTAGGTCCGCCTATTGGAGCCATTAAGCTCCTAAGCTGAATAGGTTATAGAAATTGCTACGTCACAAGTTTCTGATGTTGTGCAACTGGCTGAAAAATCTATCTGGTTACCTGGTATAATATCGAAAAGCCCATTAGAGTTTTCCATAACTACTGGCTGACCATCGTTACCACCTAGTGGTCCTGCGGCCTGGTTGCTCCATCCTGGTCCTGCAAAAATTTGCTGAACGCTGACGCCATCGCCTTTGAAAGCAAAAATAGAAACTCCATCGGTTGCTGAATCTTGTTGAGGTGTTGCACTCAAAGAGATCCTGACAACTTTACTCATTCCCTCAGGGTTTGTGGTTGATTGCGTTGAACCCATTAATTGAGTTAATGCAACGAAGGTTCCAGCTGTAAAGCTTTGACCTGCTAGCGTGTATGTACGAGTTTGTAATCCGCTCATTTTTATTTTTATTTCTCCTTATTTATTTTATATGCGTGCATATATTTTCGAGCCACCTAAACGAATATTAGGTAACCATTTTCGTGCAATTCCACCTGCTAATGCTAAGCCAATTGCGGATGTTAATACTTTTTTGCCTGTATCGGTTGTAGCTAAATTTATAGTATTAGCTGTCGCCATTTCTAAAGCTGTAGTAGGATTTGTTTTTAATAGTTTTAGAACGGTTCCCCCTGATACGGCTCCGCCCCCTGTATTGATGTATTGAGCGACAGATAACCCGCTAGCCATACCCGTAATACTTGGATGGGGCATTGCGCGTTTTCGGCTGTATGTTCTTCTTCGTGCCATTGTTGTTTTTCTCCTGGTTGTTGAACGCCTGGGGGATGATCTCACGGCAGTGCGACGACTCGCAGACGCAAGGTAAGACTTTTTTGAAATCATTTTGCCGTCGCGGAAGTACATAATACGTCCTTTGGCTCCTTTGCGCTTGTAGAGACCTTTCCCCTTAGGCATTGATACCCAAATATGGGTAGCTACTTAAATGTGGGGGGTCGAAGCTCCAGGTAATAAGATCTAAAGCTCTTAAAATCACGTTTTACCCCTACTTTCAGTGTCAGAAAGCAAAAAGAAAGCAAAAATAAGCATATATAATATATATATTATGTATGTATAATAAAT